AATACTACATGCCTCTCAGTTTTTGCCAATGCTCGACGTTTTTGCTCGCAAACATGCACCGCTAAAGTTTTTTCTTTAGTGAATTTATTACTACAATATTGGCAAGTATACGTCTGACTAACTAGTGACATCATTTAAATTTTTTTGTAATTGTTGAATCTTCCATACCATATCGTTTTGCTAATTCTTTTAACTCTTTGTCAGTTGTCATTTTAGCTAACAGTTCTATTTCGTCTATTTTTCTATTAGGGTATATATCTGTTAAGAATTTTACTTTTTTACTATCACTACCAGTTTTCTTTTTGTTTCCAATCCACTCATGAAAAAAGTGTGTTTTACCATCATAACTGCACATACATAGTAACAACCACATGAGCTTAGGATGTTTTTGCAATAGATTCCAATGTTTATTAAAGTATTCGTTAACTGTCAAAACAAAATGTTGTTGAGTTTCTCTGTTGGATGTTTTTGCGTTACTAATATATCTGTTAAGAATAAAGAATTCGCTTTTGAGACTTTTCTGTTGTTCAGCATCCATGGCATCCCATAGCTCGCGAACATTTTCGTCAACAGCTGAAATCTTTTCTTTTAGTTCGACTTTTTCACTCATCTTTTGGTCTCAATATAGCATCAAACGCCATAACAGTTCTATGTCCAATACCTTGCCACGGATAAACAGTATGCGGTAAATGGCTTGGGAATACTATAATTGTACCAGGTGTTGGTTCGTATTTCCAAGTATCATTCATAATAAATTTAGTAACATCTTTTGTTTGTGGCAACCTAAATAGAATTTGACTGTCGCTAGGATTACGTGTTTCAGTTAACTCAGGTGCGCTAATATAAATATTGCCACTTAAATTGCCACCTGGGTGTGTGTGCATCTCTTGATAGTCACCAGCCTGTTGTCTTATAGTCCAAATACTAGTTACTATCGGTTTACAATATTTTAATTCTTCAGTACCCGACTGTTGAGATATCAACTCCATATATCCAGTACAAATTGTTTCTATCCATTTTACTAACCAAGTAACATCGATACCTGCTGTATTTGGATACACTTGTATTTGTTGTCCTCCTCTAATGCTGATGGCAGGATTATTGGAATCATTTAGCTCTGGTCGGTTATGTAATGTTTCAGCTAGACTATAAATTTTACTAAACTCTACAGGTGGAACATTATCAATAGCCAATACAGTTGGTTGAAAATATGCAACTTTTAATGCCATTATACTTTGTCCTTACTCAATTTGTATATCATTATAACACGATCCAAGGCCTTTTGTAAAGTGATATTGGTACGTGCTTCTCGCCGAATTTCTCCCCACATCTTACTATCCGTTAGGTGATCGAATAGTGGTCGTCCATCACTTGTGCGTGGATCAAAGTTTGGATTTTCTTTATCATAATCCCAACCTGCCACTTGTCTAGTATCGGGATCAGCTCCAAATTCTCTAGTATAAACTACATTTTTTACTCGCTCGTGTATAAGCGTTGCGCCTGGTTTAAGACTTCCCATCTGTTTTCTCCTGCTGTACAATTCCATATTGTTTATACATCCAAGATATAAAAAAATCAATTTCTTTGCTTGGATGTGGATACACTTTATATGCTGTATTAATTCGATCTAATAATTCTTTGTCGGTCATAATATTTTATCTAATTGAATAATTTCACTTTGTCTACTAATTTCTTTAACAAAATATGCACAATTTGGTTTTTCTTGAAAGCGTGTTGGTACTGCTAAAAGTTGGCCATTTTTCATTTTAGGAAAATACCATTTAACGTCATTGTAAAAATTTACAATTTCAATCTTCTTAAACTCGACTCGAAAACTGCTAAGGGGATTAAAAATTAATGCTTCAAATCCTCTGTCGTTTAAACTTGTAAGGGGAAGAATTTCAATGTCAGTTGCTGCCGAACTATCTCCTACTGCAATGCTCCAATCGATGGGCATTGTTACTTCGTCCTCGCCGATTCGCAATACCATAGCAGGACTATTAAAGGATTCTAAAAATATCAGTGGCATAAAGAAAAAATCTGGATTATGTGGATCACTGTTATCTAGTACTGCGAATCTTGTACTGTCGTCTACCTCGTCTGGTAAATTGTTCAACGAAAATGTTACGTTATCTAATGTTAATATTTGCATAATTCCTTATTTTGTCCAATCCGTTTTTTCTAATGTAAACGGATACTTGGCTTCCTTGTAAAATTTCTTTCGCTCTGTTAAGTGTCGTTTGGCGTACTTACATGTGCTTGTGACATCCCAGATTTGGACGAAATCCTTATCTTCTGCTTTTCTAATGCCTCGCCCAATACTCTGTATAACCCTGACAAAGCTCTTTCCGGGTTCAAGAAGAACCAGATTAAAAATCCTTGGGATATTAATACCAACAGCGGCCACACCATAAGTCGCCACAATAATCTTTTGATCACTAGTTTTAATTTCATCATACTCTTCTTTCCTATCCTTTGTTTTCACTTCGCCTGAAATGAACACTGAACCTTCTAGTTCGTTTACTAAAAATTTGCCTGAATCGATTCTATTAACAAGTACTAAGGTGTTTCCAGATTCGCTAATGCCTTTTACTAAGTTACTAATGTATAACATTCTGTCATCGTTCGTTACAAGATATTTTAATTCTTCAGCATAACTTCTAAATTCTGGTAGGTCTATCATTTGCACTATATTAACGTGGCAATTAGATAGAACTCCCATTTCTTGTAACTCGTGTGCTTTAATGCCGCCAATCACAGGTCCAATACTGGCAAATATTTGTTCACTTTCAAATTTTTCTTTAGGAACAGTTCCAGTTAAGCCCCAGCGTATTGGAGCATTACATAAATTCTGTGTGAGCAACGACCTTAAAACTTCAGCTTTTGCCATATGAACTTCGTCGACGATAACACATTTAACACCATCAAGGAATTCTGCTAGTGTTACAATGTCATGTTCTTGATTCTTTGATTTCTTATCCAATATATTAAGGCTCTGCCACGTGCAAATCGTATGCGTCTTATTGAGGTCCTTCCTGTCGCCATAATAAACTCCTACGTCTAATCCAACTGCAATAAAATCTTCTTCTGTTTGTTCTACCAAACTCTTGTTTGGTACAATAGTGATTGTACGACCATATTTTTCAGAAAGCTGGCTAAGAGTGGCAGTTGTAATAGTCTTACCTGCACCGGTAGCAATCTCTTGTAGACTCTGTGTATTTTCAATAAATCTGTTAATTGCGTCTACTTGGTAGTCACGTAACATTATAGGTTTACCTTCCTGCTGATGACCTTTTGGCCATACTTTGCCTTGGTCTGCCCAATAGGTTTCTGTTACAGGAGTGAATGAAAGTGTAGGAGTTGATCTTAAATCCTCTAATTCATCGATATCAATATTCATGCTAGATAATACAGATAGTATTTTTTCTAGCTGACTCAGATACCCGTTGCCACCAAGTCCAAACATACTAACCATGCCATCCCATCTGCCCAGTTTAAATGCAGGATGATATCTGGCATATGGAATTTCATACTTAAAGGTGTTGGCTAACTTTTTGCGGGCATCTAATGCTAACCCCTCAAATTTAATGTTAACCTCGTCTTTTATAACTAATTTTACAGCCATAGGTTTCCTGTCTCGATAATAGGTTGTTGGTCTGTATAAGAAATTATTAAGTCACAACAATTAGAATATGCAGCTGTTTTAGTTTGTTTCAGCGGGCTACCAATGGATATCACACTCAGCGGTTTCCAGGCGTTTTTTAGGAAAAATTTAGGTATTTTTCCATTTTGTACACCGACGATGGTTGCATGATTATCTAGCTGAGTATTGTATTGATGTTCAGCAATAAACTTATTAAACTGAATCCCATACTCATCATTTGGCAGTCTGAAGTAAATTCCAACTCCCTCGAAAATTCCATTTTTTTCCAAATTTTCATGAAGATTTTTCAGTTCTTCAAAGCAACGTTTATGGTCGTTATTATCAAATATAACCATCGTTGGTAATCGTTTTAATTTTAACAAACTTGAAAATATTTCGTCAAGACCGGTTTCAGTTTTATTAATCCACACTTTATTGGATTTGCGAAATGCTATTTTTTCGGTCAAATTTGTGGGATTTTCTGGGGTATTTTCCACAAAATACTGATACCGAATACTTCGGTCTCTAATGACGCTTTTGTCTATTTCAGTTTCAAGGCCAAGGTCTTGTGTTATGGCTTTTTGAAAGTTTGCATGAGAAAAGTTGGTCAGTACAAACTGACTTTCGACCTCAGTTTTTGACCAAGATTTTATGGTATTGTAAAAATCACAAATTTTTTCCTCTATTTCAAAATCATGTGGATAAAAGGTTTCATAGAGCAGTACAATGTTTTTTTCAGTAAGGTCAGCACGATAGATTTTGCCTGAGTTGATTTGTGTAAGACCTGCAACGTCCTTCCAAACACTGGTTAACACCTTACGTAGCATTGAAGAAAATGCAAATTCTATGACTATACCAGGTTCGTCATGTGATAGGTATATTTTTTTAGTTTTGTCTATTGGACGAAATGATTTTGACCAAGTAGGTGTATTAATTGCGGAATTAACGTCGTCTGTAAGATTTCCAAATTTTTCTAAATTTTCATTTAAAATCTTTAAAAGCAATCTTCCCTGATTTTCTGTAATAAAATTTGGAGACAACACTATTTTTGCTAAACTTTTCATTACTTTTAAATCTCGTGATTTAATAGCACTAACGCTGTCGTCAGATGAATTGATTATTTGTAAGAGTATGTTATCTACTGTTGTCATATGTATACTATACACAATTTGTTAACAAAGGTCAACCTTTTGTGAAAAAAATAGGCCTCAATATTATTTAAGGCCTGCGGATCACCTTTTGGGCAAATTAGTTTAACGGTTGATTTTTATAGTGTTGCATCTTCCATGCCAGCAACACGTAATTTTACAATATTTGTAATTTGCCATTGCTTCTGGTCAAGAGCCTTAGTAATGCCTAACCATTTATTTCGTAGTAAAGCAAATTCGTTGATAATTTTTTCAAAATCTACAACGTCTGCTTCACCTTCTACAAACTTTTCACAGTCCCTAGAAGATAAAGCACGTTGATAGTTTTCAAGATATTTACGAAAATGACTACTTTTTAGTCTACGAAGTTCAATGTTTAAATACTCTAAGATTGCCTCAATTTCTTGCAATTGACTAAATCGTTGCTCTACAATACCTGGCATTGAAGCAGCAGCTTTCTCAACATTTCCTGTAATTCGACATTCTGTTCTAGCACTGTCTAACTCACCGTTAAAATATTCAACGGCATC